TTGCACTCGTCAATAGCGGATGGAAACGTCACGGCCATCATCTTCTTCTTAAAGACCAAGGGCAAGTCTCGTGGATATGTGGAACGTCAGGAAATTGAACTTGCAGAGAAGAAGCCGCTCACCTGGTTTGGAAACGACAACAGCACAATATCATGAACGAATACGTCTACCACCTCACAGGGATGTGCGGAGAACACTGGCACCCTAACATCATCAACGTAACCCTGGCCGCCTTGCTTGCATACGCAGCATATAGGGCGTGGCACAAACAGCGTGCTTGAGACAGCCCAGCACATACTACCACGTAAAGGACTGCAAGACCAAGGTGCAGGTCCACCAGGGAGGGACACGCTCAGGCAAGACCTACAGCATCCTGCAGTGCTTGGTTGAACTCTGCTACGACAACGAGAACTCAGGCGCTGTCATCACCATCGCACGTAAGACCTTCCCCGCCATCCGTGCCTCAGTCATGCGTGACTTCTTCGCTATCCTGGAAGGGGAGGGGCTATACAACCCACAACTACACAACAAGTCAGAAGCGACCTACATCCTGTTCGGCAACATGGTGGAGTTCATCAGCGTGGACCAGCCACAGAAGGTCAGGGGCCGCAAGCGCGACATCCTGTTCGTAAACGAGGCCAACGAGTTGACCCTTGAGGACTGGAGGCAACTCATCTTGAGGACCACAGGCAACATCATCATCGACTACAACCCGTCGGACGAGTTCCACTGGATTTACGACGAGGTCCTGACACGGGACGACCACACCTTCTACAAGACAACCTACCTAGACAACCCCTTCCTACCACGTAGCACTATCGACGAGATTGAACGGCTCCAGGAGGCCGACGAGAATTACTGGCGCGTGTATGGTTTGGGGGAGCGAGGAGCAAGCAGGGCCACTATCTTCACACACTGGAAGGGGGTCAGCCAAGTGCCAGACGACTACAAGCTCCTCTGCTACGGTCTGGACTTCGGGTACAGCAACGACCCGACTGCCATCGTGGGGGTGTATACTGACGGACATGGCTTCTGCCTAGATGAACTCGTGTACGCCACAGGGCTGACTAACTCAGCCATCAGTCAGGCCCTCAGAGATGCAGGGGTGCAGCGCCACGACATGGTGGTGGCTGACTCTGCCGAGCCCAAGTCAATCGACGAGATACACGGCCACGGCTTTAACATGCACCCTGCCCGTAAGGGACCCGACAGCGTCAGGTCTGGGATTGACTACATGCGGTCAAGGCCTCTACTGGTCACGGAGCGGTCTATCAATGGCATTAAGGAACTGCGCAACTACAAATGGAAGGAGGACAAGAACGGGAAGCAGCTCAACCAGCCTGTAGATGCCTTCAACCACTTCATTGACGCTTCACGGTATGCCATGACGTGGAACCAGACCAACCCTAACTTCGGCGAGTACGCTATCGGGTAAGAAAAAAAATTTCGGTCAACGCTTGCATGGGGAACATTTGTTCTTACCTTTGGGACATGAAACAAACACACACTACCCCTAGCAAGCCTAATCGCCCAACCCAAACTCAGTGGACATACACGAACCTGGGCAACGGTACACAGTGCATGAGCAACGACGAGTACTCATTCATCATCGGATAAACCATGCGACCTACACCAACACACATCAAGGCCATCATTGCACAGCATGGCTACGGCGGAGTCAAGAAGGCTATCTGGGCCAGCTACTGGGACCTCTACAAGGCGGGCTACAACCGCAAGGAGATGAAGGAGACACTCAGCAAGGAGTTTGGCACAGAGGACCAATTCATCCGCAACATCATCTACTTCCAACTCAACCACTAACGACATGCAGACCTTTGACCGATACAAGACCAACCTGAAGTTCGATGGAGCCAGCGTATACAGCTACGGCAAGCGTGTGGCCAAGGTAGATGGACCACACCTCGTACAGCTAGGGTGGTGGAGCATGACCACGCAGAAACACGTGAACTACGCAGCCCAGCAGTTGGGCCTGGAGTTGACCACAGGAGAACGGGAGCCACAGCCCAAGAGAAAAAAAGTTCGATAAAAGTTTGGAGAAACAAAATTCCTGCTTACCTTAGCATCATGAACAACATCAAAAACTCTACCCCCATGAGCAACCTTAACTCAAACGAAGCCACCGCCCTCCGGTGCATACAAGAAGAAGCCATGTCTTCCACAGGTGGAGACTTTACCTACTTTGAAGACGTGTTGAAGTGGACTGAATTAGGCGACATCATGAGCGCCGCACAATTCAAGGGCTACCTTTCGCAACTTCAAAACAAGGGACTGCTCGTGGTTGACGGAACTCAAATCTTCGATATCTACTACGCATAAACGAACGAGAAAGGGGGCGCAGTCGGTGCGTACACCTTCGGGTGGCAGTTGTGTTCAATTCCCAACCCCCCTTATATATTCATCATGGGTCTGGGCTCGTTTAGTAGAGTTTTCGACCCAGACTACGGGACCTCTTCGGGGGTCCCTTTTTTTTCGGTATCTTGGACCCATGTCATACACAATCAACGAGGAGACACTGCCCATTTGTGTGGATGGAGTCACCACAGACCAAGTCCGTTTTGTCCTCTACTATCGAGTCGACGGTGAACGGGTCCGCGTAGCCGAGTTCCTAACGCAGCAAGATGCCGAAGACGCTAGGGATGCACACAAGGAAGAATCCAAAGCGTAAGCAAGCAGCCATATAGCGTTATAAGCACATGAGGCTCAAGCTACCAGCCCGCTTTGAAGACATGACGCTCGGCATGCTCCAGGTCCTGGAGACTACGGACGACATGCTGGCCTGTCTAGAGGTCTGCACAGGACAGCCTAAGGAGCAGCTCAGGCAGCTCCCAAAGGTGCTCCTGGAAGAAGGCTACACCCACATCCAGAACGTGCGGGCTGCAGAGACTAAGCGTCACCTCCCCCGCTTTACCCTGAACGGCACCGAGTACGGCTTCATCCCTAATTGGGACGAGTTTACCGCTGGCGAGTGGATTGACGCGGAAGCATATTGTCAGGACTTCTGGACAAACGCACACAAGCTCATGGCGCTACTCTTTCGACCTGTCACTAGGTCTTGGGGGGAAGCGTACGAAATCGAGGCGTATACGTCACGAGAAGCAGCCGAGGTCTTCTTGGATATGCCAGCAGACCAAGTGTCTGGTGCCCTGCTTTTTTTTTCGACTACCAGAAGCGAACAGCTGAACACTTTGCGGTCCTCTTTGACGTGGATAGCGAAGGGGATGACTTCGCCAACAAGTGGGGCTGGTATCCCGCCCTTTACGCCCTCGCTGGCGAATCGTTTTTGGCGATGGATGACGTCACCCGCAAGACGGTTGGTCACGTCTTCACACACCTCGCATTCTTGAAGGACCTCGACTACAAACGCAAGGAACAAATGCAACCATGATAACCTTTCAGAACCTAGTCACAAAGTTCGAGCAGTTTGCCACAGACCATCCCTTCGTGCAGACGTTCACACACGGCCCTGCATCGTCTGTCGACCTTGACAAGCTGGAGACGTACCCCGTCATGCATTTGACGTACACAGGCGCGTCCTACGACAGCGGAGTAAAGACATACAGCCTGGAGGTCTACATCTTGGACAACCCACAGCACGAAACCGAGGAGCAAGACTATCAGACGGATGTGGTCACAGCCTGTGAACTTGTAGCCGAGGACATCCTGGCCGATATGCAAAACGGTCACGACGTATTCGCGTTCAACTACCGCTACGACGTGTTGTCCGCTAGCTTGACACCTCTTGAATCTGAACGGTCAAACCTGCTCACAGGTACCGTCCTCAACTTGTCCTTGGGCGTGGCCTGGGACTTTGACTCATGCAACACACCACTCACATGAACAACTGGAAATTACGCGCCCAATATCAAGGCGACAACGACTCGGACTACATAGAGGTCAACGGCTACCTCGCCCCTGCATATTCATCCGAACCCATGATGCGCGTCGTGCCGTTTGGGGATATTTATGCAGCCCCCCTGCGGACAGCGGCTAGTGAAACGCACGGGCCAGTGTCAAACCAAGTCCCCGGTATTTGCAACGGCACCTTCACCCATACCGGGTCAGGAGAAGGAGTCAACCAACCAGCGACTACTATCACCGGTGAAGGTAGTGGCGCTCAATTCAACTACGGCTTTTTAGCCGACGGTACGCTGGACTACATTCGAGCAAGCACCGGCGGAAGCGGGTACAAAGTAGGCGACAAGCTATCCATAACAACCACCGAAGGACACGGCTCACAGGTCATCGAGTTCCGTTTGGTGGATGGGTCTAACGCAACTACGTTGACCTTTCGGC